GGGAGCGCCGACCGCCGGCATCGAGACGAAGTCGATCGCGCCGGTGTTCGAGAGCGTGCCGGATGCCGCGACACCGAACGCGACTTGAACGCGCGCGACGTCGACGATATTCGACGCGGCGGTCGCGTTCGGGTCCCCGTTGTGGAGCTGGACGTACGGATCGCCGGCAGGGAAGCCGGTCGTATCGGCATTGTAAACCGCGTCGAGTAGCTGATCGCGGCCGTTGTTCGTGATCGGCATAGCTTCCCCCTATCGGAGCGCGACGTACGGGATGTTTACGACGGTCGTCGGCGTTGCGATCGTTCCCGGCGCCGTCCCGGTGAGAGCTGATCCGGACGTCTGCGCGAGCACCTTTTGCCCGGCCGCGATCGCGCCGGCGGCGCCGGCACGGTTGACGCTTCGGCCCATGAGCGACGGGACCGTCGTCGCTTTGACCATGAGCGCCGCGTAGTAGATACCCGCCGCGCCGCCGCCGAACGGCGTCGCGAGCGTGAACGTCTTTGCCGTGTCCGCGGCCCATGCCGCCGTGAGCGCGTCCGCGCTCTGCGCGATCAACACTCCGGCGGGATCGTAGAGCGCCGCCCAATAGTTCGTCGGCGTCCCGGCTGCGGTCGCGCCGCTAAGGAACGAGATCGTCGAGACGCGCTCGCCGGCCTCGACCGGCACGCCGACCGAGAGCATCACTTGTGTTGTGAGCGCGCCGAGGTCCGCGGAGATCAACGCGCGCGGATAGCTCTCGATCGCGGTTCCCCCGTTCGGGCTCCCGGCCCATAGCCAAACCGGATCGGTCGTCGCCGGATTCTGACGCGGCATCGCTCAAGCTCCCTTCGGCTTCGTCCGGCTCGTGCGCTTCCGGACCGGCGTCGCCGTCTCCGGCGCCTCGAGAACCTCGCGCTCGACGATCGGACGCGCCGGCTCGCCGGCGCCGATCCGCTCGAGCTCGGCGCGAACCTCATCGGCTCGCGCCGTGTTCCCGTCCGCGACGTAGCCGGCGAGCTCGCGCTTGAGAGCTCGAACGATCCCGTCGCGTGTCCGCTCTCCGCTGTTCCCGTCCGTCTTCGTCACGTTCGTTTCCCTTCCCCCCGCGGGATCGGGAGCCCGGCCGTGTGCCGGGCTCCCGCCCTCCGCGTTAGCCGACTAGAACGTCGGCGCGATGAGCCCGGTCCCGGTGATGTTCGCCTGTGACGCGGGATACCGCCCGGCCGTGAACGCCGAGTAGCCGAAGACCACGAGCCGGACCGTGAGGTTGCCGGCGAACGCGTCTTCGACGCGGATCATCGCCGGCGCGCCGGCGTCTTCCCACAAGTGGAGCTCCGACGCGGTGATCGCGAAGATCGCGTCCTCCGTGCCGGCGCCGAGCGCGGTCGAGATGTTCGCGTCGAGGATCACCGGAACGCCGAGGATGTTGCGTCCGTTGAACGCGTAGCTCGTGTCGCCGACCTCGCCGCCCTGCACGGTCGACAGACCGCCCGGCGTGAGGAACGGGAACGACGTTCCGACCTCTTTCGCGAGCCACCACCAGCGCCGCGGGTGCATGACGAAGTGTGAGACGCCGTTGTAGACGGCGGCTTGCACCTGCTGGATCGCGTCCGCGAGTTTCGGGTAGAGCTCGGCGACGGTCGGCGTCGCGTCCGTGTAGGTGACGTCCACGTTGCCGGTCGTGCTCAAGAGCCCGAGGTGTGTCCCGGAGGTCCCGTCCGCGTGGATGAGCTGCCGATCGAGCTCGGCGGCGTAGGCGCCCATGAGATCGGAGACGACGATCGTGTCGATCCCGGTCCCACGCTCGATCGCCTGACGCGAGACGTCCTGCATCCCGCCGATCGTCCGGACGTTGACCGTCAACAGCGTGTCGTCGGCGTCCGTCTCCGTGAGCGCGGCGTTCTCCGTCGCTTGTGCGCCGACCGCGGTCCCGGTCGTGATCCTCGAGATGTTGACCGTCATCCCCTCCGCCGGGAGCGGATGCGAATTGCACACGTCCGCGAGCGGACGGCCCTGCCGCGCGAGCGGCGCGGCGAGCTCCGTGAGGTACTGCGGCACCGTCAAGCCGGAGAACGCGCCGGTCCCGACGTCACGGAGCTCGACCTCGCCGGCCGATTCCCGCGCGTGTCGCTGCAACCGATCCGCTGCGCCGGGATCGACCCTCGCCGAGATCAAGTCCCGGACGAACGACGTCCCGCGACGCTCCGCGTCGGGGTTGTAGGTCCGCGGCTCCGAGCCGACCTTGACCTCCGGCCCGCTCTTGCCGGCCGCGACCGCCGCGGCGCCGGCGACCTTGCGCCGTGCCTCGAGGTCGTTCGCGAGCTTGATCCGCTCGTCGGCTTCGTCGATCGTCTTCGTGAGCGCCTCGAACCGCGCGCTCTCGTCGTCGGAGAGCGCGTCGCGCCCTTCCTCGACGATCTTGTTCGTGATCGTCTCGAGCTCGGCGAACGCGGTCGCGCGCTCTTCCTCGAGCCTCTGTGTGATCTCGTTCACGTCTCTTCCCTTCCGTTGCTCGTCTGCCTGTTCCATGCCGGCCGGCGAGCCCGGTCCCCTCCCGCGTGCCGGCGGTCCGTTCCCGGATGCCGGCGGCACGATCGGCGGATGAGCCTCGACCTACCGACGTCGGCGGAGTAGCTCCGTCAACGCTTGTTCCCTCATCATCGGCCGCGCGTCACGCGGACCGTCCGCGGCGTCGAGTAGCGCCTTGAGCGCGTCGATCGCCTCGCGGACGAGCGTCGCGTTTTTCGCGGATAGAACCTTCCCCTCGCGGACCTCGCCGGCCGCGGATGCGAGCCTTCCGACGACCTCGAGGATCGACGCCTCGCCGACGCCGGCGGTCCGGAGCTCGCCGGCGAGCTCGAGCGGCTCGACCTCCGAGAGCCACCGGACGAGCTCGGCGTTCCGTACGCCGGCCGATGCCGCGGGATTCGCCGGCAACGAGACGACGGAGACGTCGAAGAGCTTGACCTCGAGTAGCTCGCGCTTCGTGTAGTCCGCGCTCCACTTTTGCTTGATCGGCTGGAACGCGAACGAGCTCTCGCGCATGACGCCGGCGCGCATGAGCCGCACGAGATCGCCGACGACGGAGACGCCGGTGTCGAGCGTCGCCCGGTACTCGAGCCCGGTCGCGTCTTCGCGGAGCTCGAGGTTGCCGGCGGAGCTCCGCGCGAGCGCCATTCCGTCGTGATTGACGTAGAGCCGGACGTCTTGCTCGCGGATCGTCCGGTCGAACGCTCCCGCGCGGACAATCTCTTCGTACTCGCCGAATATGTCCGTGATCGTGTACGGCGAGTCGAACGCCGACGCGTAGCCGAAGACCTCCGCCGTCGATGCACCGGAGTCTTCACGGAGCTCGAGCGATCCGCGCCGCTCTTCTCTGCCGCTCTTGTCGCCGCGCGCCGCGATCGCCGGCTTCGTGTGCGCCGAGAATCCGTAGCTCCGCGGCGAGCTCGTGTGCGTCTCGAGCTCGAGGATCGCCGGCGCGTCGCCGGGCTCGAGCGCGCCGGCCGGCTCGTCGCCCTCGCCGTTGCTCTCGGCTTCGGCTTCGGCGGCGTTGAGCGCGGCGAGCTGTTCCTCCGCGGCTTCCTCCGTCGCGTGGCATCCCTCGATCTCGCCGTCGTCGTCCTTCACGACGGCCCACCCCTCACACTCTGGATTGTCGCTCTCGATATGCCACGGCATGAGATCGGTTCCTCCCTGCGTCCTATGGTGCCGCCGGCGTCACGCTCGGCGGGAGCGGTAGTAGAGACTCCGGCGTCGGCCCGAAGCCGGCGCCCTCGCGGTTGAGGATTTCTCGAGCTTCGTCGACCGTGAGCACGACGCCGACCGCGAGGTACATTTTTTGGAGGTTGACCGCGAGCTCGTCGAGACTCATCCGTTCCTCGCCGCCCTCGCCGCCGCCGCCGAGCTCGCCCATGTTGAGCGGCTTCAAGTAGCCGGCGCCGGCGCCGTCCGGGAGCGGCGGGAGCTCTTCGGCCGCTCTGATCTCGTCGACGGAGAGCCACCCGCCATTGCGCGCGAGCGTGTACGCCTGATACCTCTCCGTGAGCCGGCTCCGGAGTAGCGCGTTCGTGTTGTACCGCGCATACGTCGAGCCGCCGGTCCCGAGCACTTGCACCCACGCGTCCTCGAACCGCTTGAGCCACGGTCCGAGCGTGTAGGTCGTGTATCCGCGGCCGAGCTCTTCCATGCCCGTACCCCACGCGCTCACGGCGTTGTCGGCGTCGCCGATCAAGTGTGGCGGGACGCGGAAAAACGCGGCGATCTGCGAGCGGCTCGCGCCGATCGTCGAGAGGAATTGCGACGCCTCCGGCGAGAGCTGGATCGCTTCGTACGAAAGACCGCCGCCGAGCACCGCGACCTTCCGCCGGCGGTTCCCGTGATTCTCTTCCCAACGCGTTTGATACTCGAGCGCCGTGTCGAGGTCGAGTTTCTGATCGGTCGAGAGCACGCCGGGAGGGACCGCGCCCTCCGAGAAAAACCGTGCGCCGTACTCTTCGGCGGCGAGCCCGGTCCCGATCGTCTGTCGCGCGTAGCTCACCGGATCGAGCCCATAGCTCGAGCCCGGCACGACGTAGCCGGGAACGTGGAGCATATCCTCGAACGGAACGACCTCGCGGCTCGAGCCGACGAGATACTCGAGCTCGCCGCTCGTCTTGTTCCTCGAGATCGTGATCTCGTCGGGATGCTGCGGCTCGAGCTGTTCCGGGACGCCGCCGCGACCTCGTCCGATCACGCGCGCGTACGCGTTCCCGCGCATGAGCACCGACCACACC